ACCTGTACCCAAGCCCACATTGCTTGCGCCAGTAGTGTTTGCTGTTAGAGCACTAGAACCTACAGCCGTGTTGTCTCCTGCAGTAGTGTTGGCATCCAAAGCATACGCTCCAACCGCCGTATTGCTATGTCCAGTGGTATGGGCATCCATTGCCTTATAGCCAAGCGCAGTATTTGCCGCGCCTGTTGTAAGGCTGTCTGCTGCACCTGCACCTACTGCTGTGTTTCTATCACCTGTAGTGTTTGCATCTAAAGCTGCGTAACCAATAGCGGTGTTATTAGAAGCTGTTGTTGATGTTCCTAAAGCTGAAGCACCTATTGCTGTATTGGCAGCACCAGTTGTTAGTTTGTCTCCTGCTCTGTCGCCCATCGCAGTATTGTTTGCACCAGTCGTTACATCACCTAATGAGTCATACCCAACAGCAGTATTATTGTCTGCTGTGGTTGCAGTTGATAATGCACTTGCACCTACGGCAACATTTCTAGTTCCTGTAGTGTTTGCTACTAAAGCACTCTTACCAACTGCCGTGTTGTTATCGGCTGTAGTATTAGCGTATAAAGCACTCTCGCCTACGGCTGTGTTGTTACTTCCTGTGGTGTTTAGACCTAAAGAATCACGCCCAAAACCAGAGTTGTACGACCCTGTGGTGTTAGTAGTCAGCGTAGTTTGACCCACTGCCGCATTAGCTGTTCCTGTAGTGTTTGCTGCTAAAGCACTTGTACCCATTGCAGTATTATTTGAAGCTGTAGTATTGTTTTGTAAAGCACTTGCTCCAACAGCAACATTATTATCACCCGTAGTAATCGCAGTACCTGCTTCATCGCCAATAGCTACGTTATAATTACCACCACTTACAATGCTGTTACCTGCGTTGACACCGAATCGGACGTTTGATGTTCCTAGCGTTGGGGTGGATATTGAGCCGTCATGGTCTATTCTCATACGTTCTGTTGGAGTAGTGTTTGCTGCGGTTGCAGTATAAAATCTTATTGAACTGTCTCCTGTGTCTGTATACATTTTAATTGCAGCAGCAGAATAAGATGAATTAGTAACACTAGACACGCTTGCGCTGCCATCATCATTATTGTATTGATTGGCTGAAAAGGCTGTTATACCACTAGTGCCATCATAAGTAGAACTTACATATCCGGGAACACTTGAATACCTAATTGTTAGTAAGGCTTCTTCATTATCATTCTCTCCTATTGTAACGTCACCATCTACTTGTAGTGTAGAAGCCATATCAACCGCACCATCAATGTCCACGACATCTAGGTTTGCTGTGCCGTCTACGTCTATATCGCCTGTAACATTTAATGCAGCAACATTCAGACTAGCAAAAGCGTCAACAACTGCTGCGCCAGAACCAGCACCATCTAAATAAACTGCTTTAACATCTCCTGCTGGTATGGTCACATTAGCACCAGAACCTTGTGAAATTATTATATTTTGAGAACCACTTGTAGCGTTCTCAATAAATTGCATCCTATTAATTGTGTTCGGTGCAATCGTAATCGTACAAGCTGAATCTAATGTGCCTGTGTATTTAACATACATAGCTCTAACTGGGTCAGTGGCTCCGTCTGCTATTGTGCTGGTGTGTGTATCTGCGTTGGTTGTTATGCCTTCTGTTCCGTAACCTAAAGCTTCACCAATTAATTCTAAATTTGTATTTGTTGTCGTACCCCAAGTTCCTGACGCGTCACCCGTCGCCATTTCGTTGAGTCTTAGATCATTTACGTATGTGCTTGCCATTTTTTAAATCTCCGTTTCGATTATATTACCTTTTTACTATATAGTTAAGCAACTTCTTCCCATTCTGGTGTTTGAGAATCTGAAACTGCTGTCCAACTTGGACTTTGACTATCGCTGACTCCTGTCCAATCTGCATCTTGTCCGGGAATAATTAGACCCCAAACTAGAAGTTGACTCACATGTCCTGTTCCATAAAGCCCTGTAACTGCAATAGTTACATGGGTTGAAGCCGTTATTGTTCCTACTGCACTGGTTCCTGCTACTCCCGTTAAGGAAACAATATTTTCAGTGTATATTGTTAGACTACCTAACGCTGATGTCCCAGCTAATCCAGTAGGATAAACATTAGCATCACAAGTAACCGTTTCGTCCCCTTGCGATATTGTAGAAGCAGTACCACTAACACTAGTTAAGGCTACTCCGTTAGCTACAACTGTGCCAACGGCACCTGTTGCTGCTACACCTGTTTCTGTTACATTGGCATCACCACTTACTGTTTCTGTGCCTAATGCAGTTGTCCCTGCTAATCCAGTAACAGATACATTAGCTGCACCAGTGGCTGTTTCATCACCAACGGCACCTGTAGCTGCTACACCTGTTTCTGTTACATTTGCGTCACCACTTACTGTTTCAGATCCTAGAGCCGTAGTACCTACAACTCCTGTTTCTGTTACATTAGCTGCACCTGTAGCTGTAAGGCTTCCTACTGAACCTGTGCCATAGAGACCTGTTTCTGTTACATTTGCATCACAACTAACTGTTTCTGTACCTAACGCAGAAGTACCTGCAACACCTGTAAGGTCTACAGTTATATTATGTGGTTGTCCCCATGCGCCAGAGCCCCATGTGGACCGTCCCCATCCGACAGCCACTTTTTTACTAAGCTATTCTGATTACAGCGTTACTTGCATCAGCTGTTGGAAAAGATATTGTAAAACTTCCAGCTGTGGAAGTTTTATCTCCTCCAAAATCAAATACTGCAACCGCAGGATCACCTGATGCTGTGTCGTTGTATATCATACAACCTCTAGCCGTAACGGTAGCTGTACCGAAAGTTAAATCAGCAAAATCAGTAAACGCAGTTGTCCCTGAAGTGGTTGGGTTAACATTTGTCAACGCTGCCCCGCCCGCAGTATAGTTTGTTCCTGATGCTTCTTGCGAAGTTGAATATGCAGTAGTTGCTGCCGTCATAGTTGCAGAACTTGTGTATAAAGCCAGCTTAAAAGAGTTACCTCCCGAAGCTTTAAAATTATGTACTGCTTGCAAAAGTTCACTTTTGAAAGAAGTACACATTGCTTGTGTAATTGCCATTATAGTCTCCTAATAATATTTGCTAGGTCTTTTTGACCTTGTTTCTCTAATTGATTACATATTGTACACATGTGATTTTTTATTGCCTCATTCATATAATACGTAATGACGTTTTTGCACGCTTCTCTAAAAGCGTGTGCTTGTGCCCTAATGGGTGCAGGGGCTTCGTCGCTAATAGAAACTAATCTTTTAGTGGCCATTTCCGCAACTTCTTCTACAGTGTGCCCTCTGTAATCTGTCGTAGTAACTCCAAGGTTACCAACTTTTGTTTCTGAATCAAGTGAAAACATTAATACTCCTTTGGTTCTGGTGGTAAATCATTTCTATCTATCATCTGTGGTTTACTAGGTGTTTCTTCTTTAAGCACCTCTGACCATCTACAAGTTTGTATTGTACCCTCTTTTGCATACGTAACAACTGGGTCCTCTAAACGGTGATAACCATACAGTTTTTCTTTTATATCTACGTTAGTTTCTAATAAATTTGAACGAGGGGCTACTGATATTTCTATGTTGTTTTCCATACATTTTGCAAGCCAAAACTCACAGCACGCCTTCCCAGACTCAGCATAGTGCATGTTTGTCTTATAGGTAAAATCAACCCCAAATACCGTTAAACTATTTATTTTATTCCATAATGCAAAAGCAATGGCGTAAGCTACTGTGTTATTAAGATAAGCACAACCTAAATCAGCCACTAATGCAGCTAATGGGAACTCTTCTGCGTAAGGAACTCTGTTGTCTAGTTCACAAGTATAAATAGGATAATCAACTTCAGGTAAATGTTTTCTCATCATCGGAGTCATACTTCCCGCATCTTCTGTGTCAAAAAACCTAGACATAGGATCTAGAATAAAGGCTCGATCTATTCTTGGAAGAACTCCGATCATAGCGTTTACGGCCCATACTTCGTCAAACAATACACTATGAACCTGTGATAAATGAAAATCTATTTGGCTTTGACCCATTGCCACAAGTGCAACATTCTTACCCTCTAGGTCTTCGATAGGCTTGTCCAACATTAAGTGGTGGGTATTCTAACTTGATCGTATCTGTATTGACTGTGTGTTCCAGCTCCCTCAGCAGTATTTTTAAGTCTTGCGAGGGCTTCCTGAAATCTTTGTTCGTATGTAGCTAACTCTGCTGGGTCCATTTTCAAAAATATTGAAGCTTCTGCTAAGCAGGCATATAGCAATGTTGTTGGAGCGTTAGTAGATAGCCAAGTAGTTCCGCTATCGGCTCCGTCTGTAATTGATGCTGGTCTGTAGAAATAATGCAGCTCAAACGTATAGTTAGCATCAGGAGTTGGTGCTAGGATAAAACTATCGCTATCAAATTCCCCATAGTATTTTGGTCTTCCTGTTACTGAACCAGAAGTTGTTGGCTTATAAGATCTCATAAAACTGGTTTGTTTTAAATTAAGGAAATGATATTTATCACTATCTATTACAGCTAAACTAAAAGGAGCTAAGAAATCATCTGGCATTCCTAGATAAGCTGTCCCTGAAGAAGCTGTCCCAGTTACGTTCCTTTTGAAATTGTCTAGCCAAACTCCTTTTAATATCCTTTCTTCCCCTTGTTTAATAATAGTTGTAAGAGTGTCTACAAAAGTAGTTTCAGAACTGTCTACATAGTTCTGTATTGCTGTTTTTAATTGACTGTATGTAAATCCTGTTCCTGCCATTATACTGGTCCTGCTGTTACTTTATCCCCACCACCTGTGATGTCTCCTGTTGTGGCGGTTCCACTAGATGTAAATTTATATTCGTTTGCATCTACTACTGTTATTGTATATCCACTTGCGCTCTCAAGTACAGTAGTAGTTATTCCATCAAATGCTTCCGTAGATCTAAACCTAACTGTATCGCCAGTGGTTCTGTTATGTTTGAACTCCGTTACAGAAATTACGCTATTCGCCCCCGCATCTCCGCTTCTAAATGGGTTTAATGGTAATAGAGTATTTGCTGGGCCTACTGAACATTCAACTCCTCCACCTCTTGTCCCACTCGTCCCGGTACCAGATGAAGCTGTAAAAGTGTAAGTATTATTATAGTAATTCAATATGTTAGTGGTGGGGTTAGCCGTGACAGTTATAGAGTATCCATCTGGATCTGTTATCACACTTGAGGTAAACCCATCAAAAGCGTCTACATTTCTGAATCTAACCTTATCTCCCGTGCTACGTCCATGATTATCCTCGAACACCGTAATGACTGCACTTCCTTGTGTAGTCAAAAACGGATTATTCGTTAGCAATACTTGAGAAACAGGCTCCGTACGATCTGGTCTTGGATTTAGCACTGCTTCAGGATCTGCACCAATTGGTGGTGGATCTAGTTGAGGTTGTTTTATATCAAAGCATTCAGGACAAGCTTTATACCCATCCCATTGTTCCTTTAACTGTTTAAGACGATACCGTTGACCACAAGTATCGCAGATTCCCCATGTATGTTTTCCCGCTGCAAAGGCCATTCAACCCTTCCTTAAAGCACTTGTCTAGGAGGTAAAAATCTTGAACTTACTGTATCAGTATCCTCGAAAGCTGCTCTATCAAATTCTTCATCATACACTTGCTTCAACAGCTGTATTCTATCTGGGGCTCTTTTCATAGCTAAATAATAAGCTAGGCCTGCTGTCATGCAAGGTAAGAACCTAAACACAGTCTCCATGTTATTTGTATAGTCCCCAGCATCTTGCATTCTAGTTAAAGCGTAATAATAAATTACATCGGTAGAATTTTCAGGAGCCGGGTATACATACATTCTTGGTGTTATGTGCCTCTCCAAAAAGAATTGAGTAGGTCTACTTTTACTATCCTTGTTGGGAGTGTAGAGATAGTCCGATCTGCTCAACCTCTGCATTTGATAATCTGTGCTATCACGTTGGATAACCGCAGAAGTAATATCAACTATATCGGTTCCTAGATCATAGTAATTAGTTCCTTCTGTAACCGTAAAGTTACTTTTGGTAATTAACCACTGATTTAACCCTCTATTCGCCCATTCAGCGATAAGTAGATTTAACGAACGACGTGCAGTCTCTAAATCGTACCCAGTACGAAGTTCAAGACCGCATCGTTCGTATGCCTCTTCAATAAGCTCGTCTACACTAAGATCAAATGAAGTTGTACTTGAGGTGGCCATATTTTAGTACCCACCATAAGTTTTAGACTTCTTTTTACCTTTCTTTACGACACCGCCTTTCTTATAGCTATCAGTTTGACTCCAGTCATAGCCTTCTTGAGTGCTGCGTCTTCTACGTGTTAATCCAGGCATTTTAGTTCCTAGTTATAATATGCAACAAAAAAGTCACAATTAGTTAAAGCTACATAAGCTCCACTTTTGAAGTAACAACCCAGATTTGGTATGTAGTGATCGAAGGATTCGTTCGCTGCTGAACCAAATTTAAACTGAGCTATTATTCTTGTGCTACTGGCACTTGTACCATCATAAATGATGATAGTCGCATCGGCGGCACTAGATTGAGCCTGTACAGACTGTATTCTTAGTGAACCTAAATTTGTAGCCGTTCCCGCTCCAGAAGATCCTATGTATCCCTGTAATCGTCCTGAACTTGTTAAAGGGACGGATGCTTTTACGTCTGATCCCATGTTAGTCTCCTACTATTAACTATTAGCAAATGGTGTTACTAAAGTTCCTGAACCTAAGATAAGTCCTTCAACTGCGTATTTCGCAGAAGCCATTGCAGTTACTTTTACGATACTGCCAGCTAGTCCACCTTTAGTTGAACCATTCATAGTGATTACATCATTAGCTGCGGCAGAAATAAAGGTTTTCCCTGTTGTGTCATCTACACCTGTGTAAAGACCACCAACAAACTTGTCTGTTCCATCCGTCAATATATCCATATCAGTAGCTGCTGTTTCTACTACAAAGTAGAAAGTTGCACCTATGTTATTGGTTTGGTTTGGATCAGTAGAGTCACTAGGAGTAGTCGCTACGATTGAAGGTAAAGTAAATTTACCGTCTGCATCGTTACAAGTAAGAACTTTACCTGCGTGTGAGGCTACTGTAAGTGAAGTATCTGCTGTTAAGCTGACAAATGATGTGCTGCCCGCTGATATAAATCCAGCCAATGATCTGACTGGTCCTGAAAATGTTGATTTAGCCATTTTATTCTCCTAACTAAAACTGTTGCATCATCTTGGAGTTGTCTGCCGAGTCAGTTGATACAACAAATTATCTCGGAACAGTTTGAGTATATCAGAAAAATAAATGAAGTGTATAGAAATAAAGTGCCGGGTTGAGTTAGAAACCCCCGGCGAGGTTCCTTTAATCTAGTCGCTTATTACGCTCCAGGGCTACCAAATACTGCACGGGGGTCGGACCAACCGAACGAGTATCTTTCTCTAGCCTTGTACCTAACATTACCAGTGTCAAAATCAGCTTCCATTGAAGTTCTGATTGGTGAACGGTTAAACATTTTAAAGCCGTTCGGGCAATCAGTCTTAATGAACCAAGCGTCAGTATCAGTTAGATAATGATTAACACTGTAACCTTCTGGGACCATGCCCATGTTTCTTACAGCGTTTATGTCGTTATCAGACGTTCCTACTCTGCCTGGAGATTCCAACAATCTATCAGCTACGAATTGCAACTCTTTAGGAATAATTAACTTAGTTCCTTGAAGAGCCACTTTCAAACCACGCTCATCGGTAAAGCCAGCAATATCAATTAATGCTTGTTCAAGTGAAGTTTCACTCAAGTCGGCAGCAGTTGAAAGTTCGTTACGCAGATTAGGACCACCCACAGTTGGGTGATCTGTCGCGCAAAGTTCTTTCGTGTCACCGCCTGGGTAACTTGAATTGAACGCATTATTTAATACCGCAGCAGCTTTTACTTGCTTCGTATTCGACATACTTCTTGCAAGCGCTCTTGTATACCTAGCCGACAATCTGTCGTATAGGTTATCTTCGACCGCTTCTTCAGTGATGCTGAATGCTAAGGCTATGGTTTCGTGGGTGTAACGTGACGTGAAAGCTTCTTGAGCTTGGTCAAACGCTACGCCTGCTCCTTCTGACTTAACTGGTGCTTGGTCAAAACCTGTAAGCATTACTTCTTCCTCGAAGGCACGATCAGAACTTTCAACGTCATAAATTTCTTCATGTTCGTTGTCATATCTGTCGTACTCAAGTCCGAACAATGCGTTCAAGCCTGGAAGTAATTCTTTGACTAATTGTGCTCTACTAATTGCCATTTAAGTTACTCCTTATGTACCAGCTACCGGACCTCTATAAGCGTGCTCATTAATCTGAACGACTAAGTTCGCATTATCCGCTGTAAGGTCACCGTTAGTGTCATCTTGGACTACGCCCACAATCTTCAGCTGAAGACCTTGTGTAGTATTTATTGTGCTAGAGTCGAGTTCGCGAGTAGATACGCCAGTTGTTGTACTACCACCAATACCGTCAGTATCAGCATTTCTGCCTATACATGTTACGGCTGAAGCACCATCCGCTTGAACAACAAACAATTGGTTAGGGTCGTCATAGACGTAAGCTTCTATAGCTCCGCTACCAAGTGCCGTTGTAGATGCTGGATAGTAATTCTTAAAGGTAGGAGTTCCGTCAGTAGCAACATAATATACATGTGATAAAACACCAACGATGTTAGCAGAACTAGCTGCCGCTCTATTGATGTATCCACCTGCAAATATACAAAGATCGCCTTGGAATACGGCAGTACCATATCCACTAGGGTCAAAGTTATATTTATTAACTATCTGAACAGAGGAACCAGCATTGAGTCCCTTATAAGGGGCTAAGCCAAAGGCTTTGTCTACATTTGCCATTTCTTTTCTCTATTTCCAAGAATTATTATAAAGAACTCTTAGTTACTTGAACCTTGAGTTCCGCCAATTGTTACGCGAGACTGTCGGTCCGGCCTGTTTATGGACATGCTAGGGTGTTGACCATCTTTCATCATATCGTTATCTACAGCATCCATCTGACTTTGCGTTTTCTTCGCAAAATAGTCAGCTCTCTCCTGTACAGTTTCGATAGGAATCCTACATAGAATCAACCCACCAACGCCTATCACTCCTGCAAACTTACCTTCATCTACAGTTGGAGAATCGAAGTCTGGATGTTCATCTGCTCTCACAGGTTCCCAACCTTCACGAAGTCTAGCCATGACATTTTTAGTGTCATCTTGACCTCTCACTTCCATTCTTACCCAACGATGAATGTAACCTTCCGGGGGATTAGGTGCATCCAAGGCGGACGGGGGTGCCCAAGGTTTTCTCGCTTCTTTTTTCTCGCGAGTTTGGGCTTCGCGTGGTTGACGATTTTCGTCTACTTTTTTATTTTTGTCAGTCATTTACATTGCTCCACGTTATTCAACGTATTTTGCGTACTCTTCTAAAGGCACACCCAATTTATTTGCTATTGCAACTTGTGAGGGTGTGAGTCTCACAGTTTTGCGCCCTGGCTTAGCACTTCGCTTTGCTGGTGCCACCGCTTGGGCGGGACGGTTCGCTTGTGGTTGTTCCTCAAATTTATGAGGAAATTCCGTACGAATCCTTTTATTTATCTCATCATAATACTCATTGCTCGTTGGGTCAAACCCTTCGTTGAGTAAATCTTGATGAAAAACAAAAGAGGTCATCGTCATAGCCCTATCATTTCCGAACCAAGGATTCTCCTCAGCCCAATCTTGGGCCTTAGGATCTGGTTCAGAATATTGTTGGGGCTGCTCAGTGACTTCTTTTGGTAAATCCTGTGGTGCCTGAATTTGTTCTGTCTTTGCAGAACGCTCTTGGTTTAAAGCTTGTACACGTTGAGCCTCAACCGCAAGAGCTGCTAATTTTTGTTGTGCGTTAGTTTGTGCATCGATGTCTGATTCTTCGTTTGCTTTCTTTAATATATTCTTTGTTGCTTCGGTTTCAGCAGTAATCCTATTTGCTTCGGCAATAATATAATTACCATCCACATTTTGTTTCTGCTCTTGTAAATTTTTATTTTCGGTTTGTACGTTCTTTGCGTATTCGGTTGCGGCCTTCTCTCTTCGTTCTGATTCCCTTAGTTTAGCTGTTAACTTATCAATACGCTTCTTTACATTTTTACTGTATTCTTCGTGCTCATCGTCGTCAGCTACTGCAACTGCGGGTTCGGGTTCGGGTTTAGACTCAGGCTCTGGTATTGCTTCTTCGCCACCTTCATTACCTAGTACAGGTTTAACAGGTTGCTGGGGATCAATAGGTAAAGCTGGATCTTCGTCTATATCAATGTCTACTTCTGGACCAGTATCATCTAAAGGTACTGATTCGTCAGCTGCATTCATATTTAGTTTATGCTTTGGCATGGTTATTCTCCATGGTTAAAATTGATGCAGAATTGCTTCTGGGTCTGGAACTGTTGCTATGATTTCATCATCATTCAACAACTTTATTTCTCCGCCTTCTATGTGAATCCTAGAGCCTGCGTATCTTCCTATCAATACCCAGTCTCCCGGTTTACACCAAGGTCCGCTAGAAAATCTTTCTCCGTCGTACGCTTGTGGTCCGACTTTTAATACATAGCCAAGTAGGGTACTTACCTGTTGTCTCTCAACAGTTTCATTTGTAAGTACAATTCCTCCGTCTGTTTTTCCTTGGCCTTTGTACGGTAGGATCATTATCCTCCACCCTGTAGGCGAAGGTAATTGATCCAAGAGTTCTGAATTTAACATATCAGGATCTAACGTCGTAGCGTCGTCTTTTTTCTTTCCTGATTTATATACTTTCTCTAAAGCTGATTTATCTTCCTCAGCTTCTTTCCATCTTTCTTCCATAGCTAAATTACTTGGATTAGGCATCGTGCATCTCCTGATTTTTCATTAATTGTCGAATGTCTTCGCGAACGTGATTTAGCGCCTCGATGTGCCCAGTAAGATTCCTATAATGCTCCCAATCTTTTACTTCTCCATTGGTCATCATTTCTTGGATTTGCTGTTCTTTTTTATCTATGGCGCGCAGTACAGCGGTCGCGAATTGTAGTGTGTCTATGTCATTGTCCTCGGTGCTTGATAAGGTGCAGGGACGGGTATAGATGTTATACCGCCCATGTTAGGTACTCCAGCAGCGCCATACGGATTATTCTGGTACTGCCCACTTTGGTAAGGGTTATAGCCTACGGCTGGTTGCCCTATCATATAATTCTGTGCCATTTCAGCTGTTTGCTGCTGTTGCTGTTGTTGTTGCTGTTGTTGCTGTTCGGCAGCTGCTGTTTGTTCCAATTGCATCTGTGCAATAAGTTCTTGTAGCTGAGTCATGAAATCTGGTTGTTGGGTCTCTGTTGTAGCAGGGATGCCTCCTTCTGGGACTGGTATAAAGCCTTCTGGGGGAGTGTCTAATGATCCTGTAGACTCGTATGTTTCCCCTGTTGCAGGATTGTAATGATACGTCATTAAAGCTGTACCAACTTGCGTATCACCGTCCAATATAGCATTGTCCGTGGTCGGTTGACCGTTGCCCACGGCTGTTTCGACAGCAGCAGTTATTGGGTCTACTGTTTCAGTTTGGGCTGTATCCACACTCACTTGAGGTTCCATTCCCATGAATTCTGCTATGTCTGCATTTACAGTTTCTTGAGAGGGAGGAGCCATAGCAGCTGCAAGTATATTTTCAGAGATGCCTGACTCTGCAATGGGTGACACAGACTCAGGCATCAAAATCTCTTCTAATGGGGAACTTACCTCTCCCATGGTTACAGGTAAATTAGCCATCGCGCTTTGTGCGACTGCGGCGGGTGCGACTGGGGCATCACCGCCCACGGCAGTATTAACGGCTGCGGTTACTGGGTCAACTACAGGTTCGGTTTGAGCTGTTTCTTGTACGACTTCGGGCTCGCCCCTCATCTTGGCTATATTAGCCATAATTTCTTCTTGGCTAGGAATAGCAACAGTTTGACCGCCGGGTAGTCTGATTGTTTGCTCACCCATTTGAACAGGAGGTGAGTCCATTGTTGCTACACCACTCGTTCCTAATGTCCCTAAATCCGCACTGGACGAAGCGC